GGGTTCAGCAGCAAGAACTTTTCTGTCGCCATGATGAAACCAGATTTAGACACACACCATGGTTATACGTAGATATAGTAATACATGACTACGTATGCAGAGTCATGTAGTTTGCGCTTGAATAGTATACAAAAGTAACAGGGTGTGGATACCCTGCCCCTACCCTTACCCTAATGTTTGGAAAAATCATTGATATGTATTATCGTGATTCAACCCAATTTATCTTTAATGCCGTGTGGTGGTCGTCTTGTTGGTAGCGGTGATAATCCGAAAGAATGGTATAACTCGCTGGGGGAGTGCTCGAAAGATAGACAGATACCCTTTGAGATACTCAGCCGCGCCCGTGCAATTGCTCCCACTCCCCATGATGGTTTCACCAAGAATGGTAGAATTTTCTGGCAGGAATTGCAGCCAATGTTGGAGGAACGATATGATGAGTTCGCCGCGCAATTACCCAAGGAAGACAGAGAAAGAGAAATCTTAGAGCTAAAAAAGTTGAAGGAAGAGGTAATCAAACTTACCAACTTCAACAAAACCAAGAGCAAAGATTTTATATCTCGAAAGTTGGTCCTCAAAACTATCAACAGTCTTTACGGTAATGTATTTACGCAGTTAAGTAGATACTTAGAATTTGAAATGCCGTCGAAGTGTGACGGCATGAGTTCGGTTCAACTAAAGCAATACAACAAAGATTTTCTCATTCGTCTTCTGTCTGGTTTGAAAAACCAAGAAAAGATTTGGCGGGAGGCCGATGATATGTCGGTAGAGGATCCGGAGGTAAAGCCAGAATGAGAATTGTAAAGAATAGTATTGAGTTTGATATTCTCAGAGCGTTCAAAGATTCAATTATCTTGCCGAACACTTTACCGCTTCAAGAGTGGTGTAAGCAAAACGTTTACCTTAACAATCCGCCTTACTCTATCAGCGGTTACTTGGATGTAGATAAATCACCTTACCTCAAGGAACCGCTTGCCGCATTAGACAATGACGAAGTAAGAGAGGTTGTCGTTTGCGGTAACCCCCGTGGTGGTAAGACCCTCTTAGCCGAAGCTTATCTTTTATACACCCTCAAGGAGCAGCCAAGCGATTGCTGGTATGCAGTACACAAAGACGAATCAATTAAAGCGGTAATGGATGTACGGTTAATGCCGTTGTTTGAAAGTAACGGTATACATTTTACCGATGATCGTTTTCAAAAAACCCAAAAGTTTATCAAGTTCCCCGTGGGTAGTTTGAAGTTGGTTGGCGCGCAGAACCCCAGCGGCATGGTTCAAACTAACGGGCGAGTATTGATTGGGGATGAAGTTTGGCAATGGGCAGACGGGGTCCTTGAACAGTTCCGCCGACGTGCGGATGACTTTCCCCACTCCAAAAAGATATTGCTACTCAGCCAAGCCAGCGACGAGGAGAAAGATTTCCACAAGGCATACATGCAGGGGCACCAAGCCGAGTTTGGTTTTAAGTGTCCTTACTGTGAGTTTACACAGAAGTATCTTTTCTCCTACAAATTCAACGATGGTAAATACGGTGGGTTGAATTGGGCAAGCAACGATGACACGAAGCCAAAAGGAGTATGGAACATAGATAAGGCAGCGGCAACGAGTCATTATACTTGTACTAACCCAGAGTGTCGGCATGATTTTTATGATTCTGCAAAGGAGAGACGGCAACTCTTAGAGCATGGTCTTTACATTCCAACCAACCCCGAAGCCAGCAAGGAAATACGAAGCTACAAGTGGAATGCTTTGGCTACGCCGAATGTATCGTTTCAAACGCTTTGCCGCGAATACCTCGTTGCCGACTACAACCATGACCGGGGAAAATCAAAAGACATACGAAACTTCTGGATGCAGAGAATGAGTCACTTTTTCCAAATCGGTAAGGTTCAAGGAATGGATGCAGGTATCACTGGTGATACGGAGACCGATGCTAGTGGTTCAGCGGTTGGGGTGCCGGTAATGGGAGTTGATAGCCAATACTCCTCAGGAGTTCACCCGTATGTTGTTTGTAACTTCAATTTGGATAAAAAGGAAATTCAAATTGTTACTTACGGTAAGGCTTCAACCTTTGATGAAATTGAGAAGATACAATTAGACAATCGCGTAAAGCATCAACGGGTCATGTGTGATTGTCGCTATCAGCAATCAGACAATGTATTTGTGGAAATTGCGAAGCGGAAAAGAAAAGCCACGTTGCCAAATGGTCAATCAGTGATGAACAGTTGGATTGGTACGTTTGGTATCGGTAACCGCAAAGACGATACTTGGTATCACGGTAGAGATAAGCGTACTGGAGTAGACATATACAAGCCCTACGGTACCACTAAGCGAATTCCCATTAAGTTTGGTACGAATCAAATGGTAAAGGGTTTCCTTTGCCCCACGGTCAGCTTTGCCAATGACCCGTTGAAAGATGTGGTTAAGCTGTTGTTGGAGAACAAACACCCCGGTTGGAAACTAGTAATGAGCGAAGCCGCGAAGGCGGATAAAGATTTTGTCGAGCAACTGAACAGCGAAAAGAAAGTCTGCAAAGTTGATAAAAACGGTTACTCGAAATGGGTCTGGCAGAAAGGAACAACCGATAACGATTACTTCGACGCACTTATACTCTGCGTACTGCGGGGTATGATTATCGGTTACTTGTAAATCAATTCAACGTTTTATGAGTCAGAATACTATTTATAGACATACTATATGATTTTCAATGCGGCAATTTGGACAGTAGAAGAGGTACAAGAATTATTGGATAAGGCCAAAGCTGATTTACTGGCTGGCAAAAGTATAACCTCTTGGAGTTCTTTGGGAACCTCGGCAACGATGACAACGGTAATCAGCCCTCTGCGAATGATTGAAGAGTGTACCAAGTTCCTGCAACAAGCTGACCCAGACACTTACGGTAGACGGATCAAGACTGGTATGCAAATACACGGGTCCTAAGAACATTATGGCTAAGAATCAATCTCTCATTGTTGACCGATACGGTAAGAGTCTCTGTCTGGCATCATATTCAACGCAGACCCGCAAACTTAACAACCCACAATATAATAACTATCGTGGGTTTAGTTCTACCTCAAACGAGAACCCGTATAAATTTTTGAATCCGTCTGAGCGCAGACTAATCAATCAATTTGCTTTAGATTTATACCGTTCGAGCCCGACGATTCACGCGGCGATCACAAAGAAAAACGAGTGGGCTTGTGCCACCGCTTGGAAACCAATTTACAGCGGAGCAAATGCAGTATGGGGCCAAGCTGCCAGTGAGTACTTGAATCAAGTTGCTTACCCGAATTGCTCAATCATGGGGGCCAACATGTCTTTTAATAGGTTGCTTCTTACCATAGCAAACCAGCTTGATATTATGGGTGATGTTTTGGTTATGCGAGTACAGACCAGAGATGGTATTGGTAGAGTTGCCTTATACCCTGCAAACAGTGTCGGAAGTCGGGAGTATGGAAAAACCAAAGTTGAAAATGGTAGATACAAGGGAGCCCAAATTGATGATGGTGTTATACTTAATTCAAGTGATACCCCGATTGCCTACCGACTTTTACAAGACGTAAAAGAAAACGATTTTGATACTTCCATTCGTGAATCGCAATTGATTCTGGAACCCAATGATATGTGTAATCGTGGTCTCTCCACGCTGGCACCAAGTCTTTTAACTTTCTTGTCAGTGGAAGATATTTCTCAGGCACTTAATCAAACCGTACACAACCAAGCCAAACAACAGTTTGTTGTATCAACCGAAAATGGTAGTGGTGATGAATATGTTACCGATGATTCATTGGATGCTGATTTAACTACCCCTTCAATTGTTGCCACAAACTTTACCCCCAGTGTCGTTAATCTGGGCCCGGTTGCTTTCGTCAATGCAAAGAATGGTGAGAAAATTGAAGCATTCAAAGGCGAAGCTCCCCACATGAATTCGCAAGAATGGATCCGTTATCTGTCTGAATCAGTTGTTTATGACTCAGGGTGGATGCTCTCTTTAATTTCGCCAGAAAAACTTACCGGCGCGAACGCGAGGATGATCGAGTCACAGGTTCAACAAAACATTTCAACTCGCCAAGCCACTTTAAAGAGAGTGGCAGAACTTTATACCTATTTCGCACTCGCAGTAGCTATGGAAAATGGCGACTTGCCGAAGCTTAACAATAGTGATTGGCGACAATGGCAATGGAGTATGCCCGCAGAATTTGTCATCAATTCAACCGATGCCGATGATATTGCGGGTTGGAATGCAGGAACAAAAACTTTGCAAGAAATCTCCGCCCGTAATGCTTCTGATTGGCTGCAAACTCGCCAGCAACGACAAGTTGAATTGGAAGATGCCATTACCCGAGCCGATGCTTTAGTAGCTAAGAGCGGTGGCAAGCTTAGTTTTGAACGTGCCTTGACGCTCATAGGAACAGGAGCGGGACCACAGGTAAGCCCACTGGCAGAGCAGAACATTTCTAGTACGAGCAATTAATTTCTATGAACAACTACAAACCACAACTCAAATCTCTTCTGTTTGATCTAAAGAACAAGCCACATTGTATACTTGAGAAGAAGGCAATGGAACTGGAACAGATGATTGAGTCATACATGGCTGGGGATATTACTTTACCAGACACCGAAGATGATACGGTACAACCTCTCGACCCAGAGGAAGCAGCAATTGCCAAAGATATTGCCAATGGTATTGCGATCATTGATATCAACGGAATCATCTGCAAACGGGTAGGACTACCACAAGAGATTCTGGAATTCTTTGGGCTCTGTGACTTAGATTTTATTGATGCCCAGTTGAAAGCAGCAATGGCCGATGAATCGGTTACTGCGGTCATACTGAATGTTTGTTCGCCCGGTGGCTATACAATGGGCTTGCAATCAACTTACGCTCTTATCTCCAAACTATCAGAGGTAAAAGAAACTATAGTTTACTCTGACTTACTTAACTGTTCTGCGGCGTACGAAATCTCCTCTGCGGCAAATACAATTATTGTTAGTCGCGATGCAGAGGTTGGGAGCATTGGGGCTTATCTGACTGTTACAAGCTATGCCAAGATGCTGGAGAGCGAAGGTATTACGGTAACATTGCTCAAAGGTGGCGCGCTAAAGGCGATTGGTAATCCAACTCAGGTTTTGACCGATGAGCAGAAAGCCTATTTGCAGGGTGAGATTAACGCTACTTGGGAGCAATTCAAGGCAACTGTGAATATCAAGCGTACTGTTGCTGAGTCGGATATGCAGGGGCAGTCGTTTTCAGGAGAGGTATTGGTAAAGAAAGGATTGGTTGATGGTTTCGCCGATTCAATCGAAGAAGTTATTGCGGCTCTGCAATAACTAAACGTTTTTGTAAAACAAACACTATTTATAAGAAGGAACACATATGATTTTTAAACTCAAAACTCACAAGGAGTTTTCGGCTCTTCAAGCGGATCGGGATAATCTGCTTACCAAGTTAACCGAACTGGAAAGCAAAGTTGACACAACGAAAGATTACGCCGCATTAGAAGCGGATCGTAATACTATCTTCAACGAACGCGAAGAGCTACGAGAGCAGGCAAATACGCATAATCTACAATTAGTAGAGTTGCGAGATAGTCAGGCGAAAGCCATGGAAGAGTTGGTATCTAGTCATACTAAAGCCATGGTTGATTTGAAAGCCGATTACGATAAACAAATTTCTGATTTGAAGGCCGAAGTTAAGAAAGAAACTGTATCCGCCGAGGAAAAGGTTATTTCAACTTTGGCGCAAATTGGGGTACCGCAGGATCAACTTCCATCGGCAACCGAAACTGTAGTTACCCCCGAAGGGTGCTACAACAAATGGCAAAGTTTGCTCGCCAGCAACAGCAAAGAAGCGAATCAATTTTACAATACTAACCGTGAAGCCATCAAACAATTTGTTGGTTTCAGAGGTTAAACAAAAGGATCAAACAATATGGCAAATTCTCTTTCAGGTTTTCTTAGCGTATATGCTCAAGAAGCCCTTCCGCAACTTATCGCTGCATCTCCGGTACTCAGTTCCTTCACAACTGATTTCAGTGCCGAACTTGGCAACGGTGGTTCCTCAATCGTAACGCGAATTCCTTCGACTACGTATACAGCTAACGACACCGACGCAAATGGTTATCTTGCTCTTGCAGCATCGGCTTCGGCAGTTACTGTCACCCTCAAGCAACGTGATATTACTCACGCTTTCTCAGAACTCGAATGGACTAACGGTAATCAGATTTACAGTACGTTCGTTCCCGCAATGATTAAGGGATTGTTTAACTATGTTTCCAACGACGTTCTGTCAGTGGTTACATTGGCAAACTACTCCAATACGTTGTCTTCGTCTGCGGCTGGTTTCTCCGGATCCGCAGTAACCAAATTGGGTCAATTGCTCTCTACGGCAAATGCTCCCGAGGAAGACCGCACGATTGTTGTTCTCCCAACCTTGAAGGAAGCTTTGGTCAACTCCGTTAACCAAGCCTATTTCATGAACCCAGCAGCGAATACGAATGTATATGCTGGTTTCCAAGTTCAATCATACAGCAATATGCCATCAACCAATAACTTGGTTGGTATCGCAGCCCATAAGTCTGCTATTGCGGTTGCAACCCGTATTCCATCTTTCGGTGGACAGGTTGAACAGTCGGTCATTACTGACCCGAACTCTGGTCTCTCCATTGCCTTCCGTACTTGGCACTCTGCCGACGACGGAAAATGGAAACTCGCTGCCTCGCTTATCTATGGCTATGCCAAGGGTAATGCGAATGCGTTGTATCGTATCGTAACCTAATTAGTTGGTAGTTGGTTAATTCACAAAGGGTGAGTGGGCTAAAACTCACTCACCCTTTTTTGTTCAAAACATATGACATTTACAGAAGCAATCGAAGCCGGGCTAAAAGAAATTGAAACCCTAATGGGCGATAAAGAATTTACCTATGATGGTGAAGTCTTTAAATGTCATGTGGGTACGCAAACCGTTTCAAGTGTTCTGGAGACGGGGGGATTTGACGAGACACAAACGATTGTATTGGTAGTACGTAAATCAGAGTTTTCTGATGACATTTACCCCCAAGACAACGAAAAGATAATTTACAACGAGGTAACGTATTGGGTTGATACGGTAAACACTGATGCTACCGATACGTTTTTGAACTTGGTTCTTCGCAAAACAAAATGAAACGTAAACCTGCAAAACAACGTAAGCCGAAAAAACCCTTAAGCATTCAAGCGAAATGGGACAAAGAGATTTCAGAGAGAAGCGGCTTAAAGTTCGTTAATGGTATTTATACCGTATGACTGTCAAAGTTGATACCTCTTCATTTGATCGGGCCTATCGGGACTATGTTTCTTTTTCCAAGAAAAGCTTACCTGAGATAGCCAACAAGGTTGCCTTTGAAGTTGCGAAGATTTCAACGACTACCACGAAGATTACACCCAAAGAACAAATTGCCAGTGAGTTAAACAAAGCTGGAAACAATGGGGCACCAATCGCGGCATTGATCGTGAATCGTGACCGTAAAGCGAAAGGCAAGAAAGGTCTCTTTGGGGAGCGGATGCAGAAAGCAATGGAGACACTCATTAAGAAGCGACAACGGGGGTCAAAGTTCGTGGCGTCGGGTTGGATTGCCGCAGTCAAAGCCATGGCTCCATTCGTCAGGGCCAAGGGGGGCGCGCCAATGCCCACAGGCAAAGCGAAAAGCTCACTAGGGGGCGCACAGGGGGCAAGGAACGTGATGGATAGAGTCAGTGCATCAATCTGGAACAATGTTTTGGGTGGCAAGGGAGCGGGTTCGAAGCCCGCAAGAGTTACCGAAGTTGAAAAACAAGGCTTGGCCAAGGCAATCAGCCTCAAGCAAGCAGATATGTTGGTTTACATTCAACGCAAATTAAACGAAGGCGCCCAGAGATTTAATCGCGGGTGATATTACTATCGTTTCGCGTAACAGATTACTATTTATAGTTAACAATCTTTATAAGGATATAAAATGTCAGATACAATTTCAAGCGCAGGATCTTTCACCGTTACAATAAACGGTAGTACTAGCAAGTTCGTCGGTGATTTATCACTTACGACTCTTAACAAGAGCGGTAGTAATGCCGTCGCGGACGTGAAGAACATTACAAGCGGAAGTTGGCAACCTCTTAATACGAGTTCTCTTTCTGATGTACGATACATGTATTTCAGCAACGAAGGTACGAGTTCAATCATTGTTGCCAACAGTGCCGATGGTCAAAAGGTATTGACTACGTTGCAGCCGAATGACCATTCGCAAATTGCTTGGTACGCCAACATGAGCGGTAGTCAGTTGTATGCAAATGTTAGCGACCCAACATCGGGCAGCGTACTCTATTATATTCTTACCGAACGCTAAAATCGAATGACTGTCTGTACAACATTAGAGAATTCGGTTGGTATGTTGATTGTCTCAGCGAGTAATGCCGGTGATTTGACGGCAAACATCTATGCGGGCGGCAACAATACCAATGTGGAATTACCCTATGCCGTTTGTGCGGTAGAGTCAGCGGAGGAATTGATTAGAGGTAGTGGAATTTATCGTTGCAACTTGGTGGTACAAGTTGGCGAGAGGGCGATTGAGACCGACTCAACAAGTAGTCTCTGTCAAGCGGTCTTTGATGTCTTGGCTCAAAGCGACATCAAGGAACATTTACGGGCTTTGAGTAGTTCAAGTCTATTTGTTCATAACATAGACGTAAACAATTTAAGAAACACAGTGAATACAGATGATAAATCGAGAGTGCAAGAGAGCAGTCTTGAAGTTGTTTGTTCACTACAATAAAGGAAATATAATATCATGGGACAATACAGAGGCGCAGTTGGAATTCGTTGGGGAACCAATGGAATCGGTTCGACAACGTTTGGCGCGAGTGCATTAATGCAGTCGTACGACGTTGAGAAAAAAGGTGATGAATTCGAAGCCAAAGATGGGGCTGGCGATATTCGTGCGTGGTACGGATATAACCAAGCCAAAGAGGCTTCGTTTACATTTTATGTCGGGGCAGCCAGTGCTGGTTCGGCGTCTGCCGTCATCGCTCCGGCTTTTGGTGATCTGATTACGGTAACCGGTACCGGTGGTAATGCCACGGGCTCTTACTGGGTCGTAAAATCTGTCAGCGAAAACGCGGTCAATACCGACGCGGTAAAAATCACCGTCAAGGCCACGGAATATACGTACATCACAACTTAATTCTTTATACGCTGTCGGCGTATAGAAACAAACGGGTTAAGTATGATACGATATACTGACATGGTATCGGTAGATGCGCCCTTGCTCTTAGGAGTGAGGTTGCAACCACTGTCACTGGGTCATGTCATGCATTTGCAGGCACAAGATTGTCTCTTTGTGTCACCGGTCAAAGTACCGTTATTGGTTGGTAAAAGCAAAAAGCAATGCCTTGAGAATCTACACAATATCACACAAGAGTTGATATTGGGTTTGACGATTTGTTCGTTATCGTTCGAAGACTTCAACGACTTAATGCAAAACAAACTTTGGTTGGAAGATGAGCAAACGTTTATCTCTCTACTAGAGTATATGTCTCGTTGGCAAAAAGCGGTAAAGAAAATACTGGCGAACGATCAAATCAACTTGGTTCAGACGATTCATCTTTTCAACGATTATCTGTTGAAGGGGTATGAGCAGCCAGACGTTGAATCGTTAAACGAAAATAAAGATGATTCAGTTGGTACTTGTGACTGGGTAACCAATCTGGTGGAGACGTTGACCAGTGAAAAAGGTATGACGGTAAGTCAGGTACTAAATCAACCGTTGAAGTTAACCTTTTTACAATACTTCAAGATCGGTGAGAAACATAAGCTATATCATTTTGTTACACCCGAGGAAGCAGAGTTAAGAGCATTGGCAGTAGGAGCAAAGGCATAACATGGCTAACGTAAAATTTACAATTTCTGGCGACAATAGTTCGGCCATGAAAGCTTTTGCCCAAGTCAAGGGCGCGGCTGGTGGGTTGGCAGACAACTTGAATGGTAGTCTCAAGGGCGCGATTGCAGGGGCATTTGGTGTTGCGGCTATTACCGAGACGATCAAAAAAACAATCGAGTACGCCGACAACATTGATGAGGCTAGCTCTCGACTTGATGTCGGAATTGAAAAGTTGCAAGAGTGGACTTTTGCCGCCAAGCAATCAGGGGCTTCAATGGAAGACTTGGTTAGCTTCTCAGAGAAGCTTTCGCTATTAGCACAAACGAACCCGAGTAAGTTAACTGAACTAGGTATCAACCCTAATCAAACCCCCGAAGATTTGATGAAGTCGGTTAACAAACGAGTCATGGAGATTGGGTTAACCTCAGAGGCAACGGCATTGTTAAAGGAAATTGGTGGTAAATCTGCGGGGGGTTTACTTAATACTTTCAAAACGGATCTGGACGAGGCTGGCGCAAAAGCCAGAGCAATGGGGGCAGTAATGGATACTAAGACAGTCGTTGCTTTAGCTGCTCTTGGTGACCAATTCAGCATTATAACGCAAATTATAGCCTCTCAAGTGGGACCCGCATTGCTTGGTTTGGCGATATGGGCGAAGAGCATTTGGGAAAAATCACAAGCGGGTTATACCGTAGCTCTCACGCGGTTACTGTCTGACAACATCTTCACCAATGAACAACCAAGGGAAAATGCGATTGATACTAAACGCGAAGAGTTAAACCAGAAGATATTTGAGAAGAAAACCAAAGCACTACAATCGGGTACGACCTATAAAGGGGGCTTTTTAAAGAATGATGATTCGGCCATAAAAGCCGGAATGAAAGAGGTAATTACTGATTGGAAAGAGGGTGCTGATAACTTTACCGCGATGTTAAAGGAAGCAGCCGATAGGGCGAACCAACGGGGTAATACGACAATTATTCCAGCCGCAGATTCGATCAAAAAGACGAAAGACGATACCGATAATTCTAAAATACAATTCAATGATTTTCAAAACAACCCGATGGCTTCAATTGGTGGTATCGCGGGAATTGACGCACGTTTACGAGCCCAGATTGTAAACGAAAAGATGTTGACTCAATTACAAGCTATTGCCAACTCCACCCGTGAGATGAACTTGAAAATGAAATCAAATTTAAGCCTCGTTAAGGAAGGCGATTTTCCATCATGATTTATGCAACAAAGAGGTAACACTTTAGTCGAGGGTCCGGTAACCTATAATAACAAAGCCGATGGTAGTGGTACCACAACCCGTAATTTTGCCGGCACCGAAGCGGAAATTAGGGCATTGGAGATAACTTACCGTACATCAGGTTATGATACCGTAGTTGAGGAAGGTTCGCCGTGGAAACTTACGGCTACTCTATCATACAGTTTGTTGACCAATCAACTTGGCCAAGAGCCAGAGCCGTTCCCCCAATGGTCAGTTGTGCCCAATGCGCAGGAACAGAACATTCTGGAGTCAGATGTTTTATTGTCGCGCATTATCAAGCCAGCGAACAAGGCGAGAATTCTTGCGGCTCTGAAAAACCCTGACCGACCCGGTACAATGTTTGATGCTGATGATAACGAAGAGCAACGAGTAGCAACACGAGTGATGCACGCATTGATGTCATTGGGGGCCGACAAAAAAAGACTGACCACGATAAGTGTTTCCCGAACAATTACGGTTAGTAAGACCTATGTTAGTACTTGGGATCTACAGCATGACGGTAAGGTATTAAGTAAAGGCACTTTGGTTGCTATGACGGCAATGCCAAATTGGGTACAGATTTTACTACCTGAATCGGTTCACGCTAAACAACTTTCAACTGATGTGTATATCAACAAAGGGTATTTACAAGAGACCCCGAGTTATCAAAACATTTCCAACAACCAAGTTCAAATCAGCCAGACTTGGATTTATAATGATTGGATGTTAGAGTATTACACTTGGGTTTAATTTTATGTTACCACAAGTAACCACCAATACACCGCTGGGTAGTTGGGCCAATAAGGTTAACAAGGCCATACAGAGTGGTACCCAGTCGAGTAGCGATACGTTGACGAAGACCAGTCATAATGGTACTACCATCGCGTATAAAGCCGTTCAAAACATCAACTCCCATTTAATCAGGTTGCCGGTTGCTTACGATAAGGATGAATGTTATGGGCCGGGAGATTTGATTTATATTACCGATGCCTTGAACCCAGCCGGGTATAATCTAATCAATGGCGTCTGGCTTTGTATTAAGTTGGTGCCAAGTAATAAATTCGGCACTGCGATTGATGATCGTTACGGCACCCAGTATAAGCGGAAAGCGGGTATAAACTATTACCCCCAATGGCCGATGCCCAACCCCGATGAACCCGAAAACCATTATTGGATATTGATGGGAATGTACCCGCAAGAGATGACCGTTTGCGAAAATCGGGTTAACAAAACCTATTACGTTGCAGCCAGCGAAAAGTCTGGTTCTATAGGTTAAATGAATTTTTATGAGCTTAACTTTTGGGGGCTGCTTTCAGCACTATACTTCGGCTTCGGTGGGTATTCCGATATTTGAGAATACCACGCTGACACCGGGGCTTGGTCTTGCGGATCCTCCAATTGCCCCATACCCCCGCCCCGACTATGAGAACTTACCGAGTTGTGATGCTTGGTACGGTCAAGCTTGCGGTGATGGCATCAACGGTCATTTCTATTGTGGTAAGGCCGACCCAGCTACCGATATACTTGGAACGGGTACCCAAGTTGAACAAGGGCTGTATTACAATTACTATACTGAGACTACGGCTACAATGTCAGCCGATAGTTGCGAGCCCAAATATGGTTTCAAAAACGTTGCCGCAAAAAAACAATGGCATGGTACTCCTCGTTATACTAGTCGCGACTATAACCAGTCTGACTATCTAGCCGAAGAGGGGGGTTGCAATTTTCACGGTAATGATGCACTGCCAGAGGGTGTTAATTATCTCACTCTAACAATCAACGCTGCCTATACGCTTGATGACTCTATGCCCTCACCGGTTGACTATGAGGGTCAATGGAATCAAACGGTAAGTGTTAATCGTTACTCTGGTCAACGAACCGTAACGGCTAACAGTAGCTCCACCGCAGGCTATGAGTATATCATTCCCGTTATTCGTACCGCAGGATTACAAGCCCAGACAACTATTACTTATTTGGAAGAGTTGATTTATGCAGCGGGGGGAGTATATCCCGTTCAATGGGATATACGGGGTACTCCTACCGTAAGCACTCAAACGGGCCCCAATGGTTGGACTTGGGAATGGTATGACCCCGACTACCCAACAGAGCTTCAATATAAATGCGAATTCGATCTTGATTCTCATGTTATCATAAGCGATTACAGCCAAAAACATAATGGTTCGCTTGAAAGTGAACAGACTTACTCGGTAATTGTAACGACCTACGAATATACCGATACCACATTCAATTATACTTCCATCAACACATTTCATTATTACGGGGCGATTGGTAATGTAGCTACGACAACCGTTACTGGTGTCTTGTCAGATCCCTATACCAGTAGGCAGTTATACGATGATTTCATTAATCTGTTGAACCAATGGGACATGACCGATGATTTGCTTTACCCGTGGCGTACCAATGATGCGGCTAATACGTGGGCTCCCCTTGTTACTTACAACGAAATTTATTCGTACCCCTATATTGCCAGTGACGATGAAACACCAGATACAACTGTAAGCCCAGATATTTTGGGTCAACCGTTGCCTCTTGGCTACGCTCCATACTGGAACTGGAAACACCCAAACTGGGCGCAGTGTTTCGCTACCGATCATTGGGTATGGTATATTCGTACTTATGGAGCCGAATCTCCGGCCTACTGCCCAGCCGCTACCCAATGGGTAAACGATTACGATGCTACCGATGGTGTTGATAGTAATTTTCAACGAGCGTTTTTATACTTTGATGGGCATTGTTTACATGGAAGAAAATGGGCTGAGACATTCATACCAAGACCCTCTTGTAATTACGCTCGGCCATGCGGTATTGACCGCTTTGCTTATGACTCATCAAGCATCTACTGCGTCAGTGGAGAAGCCGGTAATGTGCTAACGTTGGATCCCAGCGGAGCCCCAACCGACTTGAAGACGAATGATATTGCTACAGTGTATGGCACTAGTGTTGATGGTATGTGGCGGATTACTCGTACGGGAGATTATACCATTACGCTTAATACGCTCTTGGTGTCATCATCGCAGGTACCGGTTGACATCGTAGCGGAGAGTCAAGCCGGAGCCGCCCTAATGAAAGCGAGATGGCAAGGAGACATACCCCCAATTTGCGGTAGAGTCGAAGTCATTTCGGTTGATAATAAAACACCCCTTACTTGCTCATTCAACCAAGAGTTATTCTTGACTGATGGAGATCATATACAAATCAGAGATGAGCGATTTGCAACTCACGTAAATGGAGTGTATGCGGTTACTCGTATTACCTCTGCCAGCTTTGCCTTACGCAATAGTGAAAGCTCCAGTATTCCTTGGAAACGTAATTCGCTCAATCCCTCGTATGCTTACAGCCTCTATGGCCCCCACTATCGCTGGAATGATGATGCTACCAAGCAACAATACCAAATAAAAGAATGGACTTACAATCATCGCGACTGGCAGGAGGTTGATAGATTAATCAGTCAAAAGGCATGGATTGATGGTTTGTTTACCGAGTTTGGGGTAGTTTGCCCTTACAACCCAACTCCACCAGCCGAAATAAGAGTTAATCAGAGCAGTTGGGGTATGCCACAAGGCGTAAGTGATTTTAGTTGCGCAACAGAAACCTATTTGTGGAATACTTGTCGGCCAACTGCCGTTTACATTACACCGAACGGAGATTATGTTGGGCATCTTAAAGCGTTCCCAACCGACTTTGATGCCGATGGCAAGTATTACTCCCAATGGGAGGCTTCGATTGAGCAATGGGTAACCGATCCATTTTGGCTGGCTCCACCTTGCCCCTGTCAGCCGAACGAAAGCGGTTACGGTTGTAACATGGGCTGGGAGGAAGATGATGGTACGTGTCAGACCGATACGATAGATACGATGTATTACCCCCAACGCCCATACGTTGAAGCTACATGCGAGCCCCCCAGCGGCGCGCCTACTTTACCAACTGGTGTCTATATGGGCTGTCTTGGCTTATCAGCGTTGAATGCAACGACCCAACCACAAGGTAATATCTGTAGCGGGCCCACTAATTTAATGCCGTGGTTGATATACTATAAGCAACATACTTGCGTTGCTGCCAATGGTAGGTTTGCTACCGAGTATCAAGCCAATGGTACAGAGAATACCTACGACGGCGAAGAGCCGATTTGAACCATATGGGTTGTAATTGCTCGAATCATAAATTTGTAGCTCCAACACCAAAACAAATTGTAAAGGGAGTTGTGGGAGCGGCAAAAATTATTCTTGGGACCAACAATGCCTCTGCCGATACGATAAAAGAACGTCGTGATATTTGCCGCGTCTGTGAGTTTTCAACAAAGAATACAGCGTTGATTAATGAACCATGCAAGGGCCTTACCTCTTATAGTCAGTGTGAAAAATGCGCTTGTTTCATCAAGTATAAAACAATGCTCCAAGACTCCCAGTGTCCACAGAATAAATGGTAAAGATAAAGTCTACGTTTCTCTGCACTTCTGACTATTTATACTTGTGATTTCATCTGTCCAATTGCTCGATTTTGCGAGTAATGTGATTGCTGGAAAATCGGTAGTTTATACCTCTATCAACAGTCCGGGAGTAACCACCAGTGGATCTCTCATAGGGGTCGGTGATGCCAGAACATATACTACTGATACTAGCGGTTCCATTACTGCGTCTTTGTTACCAACCAACTACTCAGTTGAGTTGGCAAAACCCGACCCAGCCACCCAATGGTATATTGATTCCACGGGGGCCGTTATCTCTTCAAGTTTAATTACTGGTAGCACTTCAACGGTCATATTCAACCTTGATTACATTGATATTGTTCCGCTCAATACCAAGAAACTGACGATTACGCCCCAAGACAACTACCCTCGTACTTTTTCGGGTTCGTTGATTATGCTTGCGGCTTCAAGCTCCAAGGTTGATGCCAATGGATCCTTGACCATCAATCGAATGATACCCGGTGTGTACCTCTGCGAGGCATACGGAGGTAAAATCACTACTCCATTTTACATCAATGTACCGAGTGCCGGAGGTACTTACTTTGCCTCTAATTTGGTTGTGGTTAAGCCAGCAAAAGCGGTTAAAGTAAAAGTATCTCAGACAGATAATAGCTTCGTTTATACAGTTTCGAGCAGCCAAGCTTTATTCGTCGCCAAGGGGGGCGCGATTGATTCAGCCTCGTACGCTGGCTATGCATTAACGGCTTCATATGCGTTGAATGCCGGTGGTAATGGTGGTGGGTTAGCTACAGGTTCAACTTACCCAATTACAGCCAGTCAAGCATTGACCGCTTCGTATGCTCAGACCGCCAATACCAGCAATACTACCACCTTGCTTGGGGGTTTATGGAAGGGTGTTACCACCGGTGACGAATCCACCATCATTGATGTCTTCGACAATCCGGCAAGCCGTTTCACCTATAATTCGGCAGCCGACACTTTCTATTTTGGACAAGGAACACAGGTTATTGTTAATCCTGTAAACACGGCTTCCTATGCTCGTACCGCTTCCTATGCTATGAACGGCGGAACTGGTGGAGGTTTAGCCACAGGTTCCACATATCCCATTACGGCAAGTCAATCGGTGACAGCCTCGTATTGGAATTCAAGTTCGCTTGTCACAATTGTTAATAATAAGCAAAACGCAATTGCAACTGGTTCAACGCTCCCAATTACCTCCAGTCAATCGTTAACTGCTTCGTACGCTTTGAATGGAGGTGGAATTGGGGGTGGGTTGGCAACTGGTTCCACATACCCTATTACGGCAAGTCAATCAGTGACCGCTTCGTATTGGAATTCAAGTTCCTTGAATACTTGGGCAGCAAATAATTTCCAATTCAAAATTGCAACTGGTTCAACGCTCCCAATTACCGCCAGTCGCGCAATTTCAGCCTCTTATGCTCCTAATTCGGCAATTGTCAACGGTGGTAGCTATAATATCAGTGCCTCATGGGCATCGGGCTCCGCATTTGCCCCAGTTGTTTTTAGCAATGTTCAAATTGTCAACGGGCAACTCTTGATTTTATCTGACATTGGAACGTGGCACGCTCTTTCGATCATTGATGATGGCGCGGGCAACGCCACAACGCAATTAACTTCGACAACAAATACTGGGTCTTACTATGCCAGCGGGAGTGTTTATTATATTACCAGTTCGACTGAGGTTACATACAGTAGCTTTGCAACTTCTGCGTTGTGGGCCGACAATGCAGGCAACGCCATTAGTTCCTCATATGCTTTAACTGCCTCGTACGCTTTGAATGGTGGTAGCGGTGGAGGAGGAGGGTTGGCAACTGGTTCAACGTATCCATTTACTTCTAGTCAATCGGTAACGGCTTCGTATTGGAATTCCAGTTCCTTGAATGCTTGGGCAACTAATAAATTCCAATTCAAAATTGCAACTGGATCCACGATTCCTATCACTTCCAGTCAAGCGTTGACTGCCAGTTACGTTAGTCAATCGGTTTTGGGTGATGGTGTTTACAATATCGAATACATTAGCTCAGCCAGCTATGCCTTGTTATCTCCACCAAACCCAACCACGTTATATGTTATCTCTTCAAGTGGTATAATTCCGAACGATGATAATACGTTCAATGGTACGGCATCTTACGCTTCGGTTGCTCTGACTGCCTCCTATGCCATGAATGGGGGTGGAGTTGGTGGGGGATTAGCAACTGGATCCACGTACCCTTTCACGTCCAGTCAATCAGTGACCGCTTCGTATGCTTTGAATGCTGGGTCTGCATTTGGTTTAGCCACAGGTTCAACGTACCCAATTACCTCCAGCCAATCAGTTACGGCATCATATTGGAATTCGAGTTCTATAAACTCATGGGCAGCGAATAATTTCCAATCGAAAATTGCAACTGGTTCACTTTTACCGATTACCTCAAGTCAATCACTGACCGCTTCATACGCTTTGAATGCAGGAGCAGGTGGCGGGTTAGCCACAGGTTCCACTTATCCCATCACGGCAAGTCAAGCATTGACCGCTTCCTATGCATTGAATGCAGGAACAGGTGGTGGCTTGGCAACTGGTTCAACGTACCCAATTACAGCCAGTCAAGCTTTGAATGCTATCAGTGCTTCTGGTGGTTTAGCCGTGGGCGGGTATCATCAAGGTTTAATCAATACAAGTTCCGTTCAACTCGGCTTTGGAATACCAAAGAATCAACATTCCAATATCAATGTTCAAATTGGTTATGGCGTAAATGCTAATTCGATTTCTTCCTCCGGTGAAGTTGCGATTGGTTATGAGGCTGGCAAAGATACCGCTAATGGCAATCAAGCCGTCAAAATTGGATTTTGGGCGGGTAAGACTTCAATTACGTCCGATTTAGCGGTTCAAATCGGAAATGAAGTAGCGGGTAATTCAACCACGGCTTCTCAGGCCGTTCAAATCGGTCATGATGCCGCAAAAAATTCAACGGATGCATCGATTGCGATTCAAATTGGTTCAGGTGCTGGATACGATGCCAAATCGGCCCTCGGTGCCGTTATGATCGGTTATCACGCAGGATACAATGCTGCTACAGGAAGTTATTCGACGCTCATTGGAACAAATGCTGACACGTATAATTCCTCTCTGTCCATCACTCGATCCATCGCCATTGGATATAATGCTAAAGTATCGGCCAGTCGAACAGCGGCTATTGGTGGCACAGGAGCCGATTCAATTAAAGTAACCATTGGTGGCACTTCCGCCGTCAATACACTTGATGTTGTTGGAAACATTTCTTGCTCTGTTATCACCGCTTCGTTGTTTGGATCTGCAAGTTATGCTCTTGCATCTTCAACCGCAAGCTATGTCAGTCAGTCTGTTTTGGGTGATGGTATCGAACGCATACTGTATATTAGTTCAGCCAGCTATGCGTTATTGAGCCCCCCAAATCCAACGACTCTCTATGTTATCACTTCAAGTGGAGTAATACCCGCAGATGTAACTACATTTGAAGGTACGTCTTCTTACGCTTTGGTTGCTCTTACTGCATCCTACGCTTTGAATGGTGGTGGTGTCGGTGGTGGTGGCTTGGAAACGGGATCCACATACCCATTTACCTCCAGCCAATCTGTTTCCTCAAGTTATGCGTGGAACGCACAAAACGCTTACATTTTGTCTTCGCTATTCATCGGCAAATTGAATGGAGATGAATACACAATTACAGATTTATATGAGAGCCCAGAGATTCGTTTCATCTACAATTCAGCGTCAGACATTTACTCTTTCGGTCAAGGAACGCAGGTTATTGTTAACCCTGTTAACACTGCCTCCTATGCCAGAACCGCTTCGTACGCTCCGTCATCATCGTATGCAGCGAACGGCGTATTTGCATCGTCGAACTACAACTATTATCAAAATGTCATCACAGCGAACAAATCGAACAATCTAACGGTAAGTCGCATTGCAGTTGGGTTATACGGTTGTACGTTTAGCAATCCAGCCCCTGATAGTTTTTACAATGTAATGTTTTCGGGTATCAGTCAGTCGAGAGTTGCGCCAACTGTTCTTACCGCGAGTTGCGGTGGAGCGTACAACAAAACGGTCAACAATTTCACAATGTCGATCCAAAACACTGGAACTGGCGTTGTGCGAAATGATCCAGCATCTGCGTCTGTTGTCATCTACTTATAATACTATGCCGAATTATCTTTATCTTGGATCGAAGAATGTAACTCTAGGTGGGTTTACCCCAGACCCAACACCAGCCAATGTTTGGGTTCGGCCTACCGATTGGTTGGCCCTTCCCCAAACTGGTTCTAGTGGCGGCTTCGTCGGTCTGTTGGCAGTCTATTCTTCATCGTTTAGCCCCGTGGCTCTTTCAGCCGTTGGCGCATTTACCGTCAACTGGGGCGATGGAAACACATACAACTATTCGTCAAGTCAGATAGCATACTATACACATAGCTATAATAATTTACCCTCTTCCAGTTGGTCATCAGGTAGCAACGGTATGGGCAACTC